CCTTCGACCCGGACTGGGACGGAACAAACCTAAAGAAGCCGCGATACTTTGAATACGACGAGACCGGAAAGATCATTGCCGAGTACCTGAACGAAGAGATGATTGTCATTGTGGGAAACCGAGTGACGTATTCCCCGCTCGGCCTCTCACCGCTAGAAGTTCTTGCTGAGACCATTGAGGCGGACCTTCGGGCGGCTAAGTACAACAACAACATTGTTGAGCAGGCGACCCCGCCAGGAATCATTGATCTTGGCGAAGGCGTTCGCCCTGATCAGGTTGATGCCTTCAAGAACTATTGGGAAGGCGAAATCGCAGGCAAGAGCCAGACCGCGATCACTGGTGGCGGTAAGGGGGTCAAGTGGATTCCTATGGCACAGTCAAACCGAGACATGCAGTTCATGGAGTGGCAGATCTATCTCGCACGCAAGATCTGCGCAGTCTTCGGCGTTCAGCCGCAAGACATCGGGCTAAACTTTGACGTGAATAAGAGCTCGTCAGAGTACGGCGCGGCGTTCACTGCCGACAACGGCATTGCTCCGCTTTGCGAACTTATTGCGGACTACATCACTAGAGAAGTTGTTTGGCTTTATGACAAGGGCTTGCGATTTGTCTACACTGATGTTGGTCGCGAGTCTGCGCAGACAGTTGCTGACTACTACAAGGCAGCACTTGCCGGACTTCCATGGCTTCGACTCAATGACGCGCTTAAGGAGCGCGGCCAGGAAGGCGTTGGGCTTATGGGCGATGAGGTATGGATGCCAAGCCCGCTTGGGTATATGCCAATGAGATATTACGAGCTCTACCTGAAGGGCAAGGTTGGCGATCCCGACGCACCAGAGCAGGAGCCAACACCTGGTGGAGACGTCCCAGATGGCGGTGCCGGAAACAACGGGGCAGGGAGCCAAGAGCCAGATCAGGGCAAAGACCAACTTGAGGCTAAGCCGAATCCTGAAATGAATCCAAATCAGCAACCGTCTAAGAAGAGCGTTGTTCTCGTTGATGCAGAGGCGTTGCTCAGCGACGAGTGCCCTTCACACATCATTGACGCAATAGATGGATTTGTTGAGGGCGGCTCTTCGGTGGTTGCAATCACCTCGACAAAGGGACAAGTTGATTTTGTTAGAAGTCAGCTTGCCGAAGCGGGATTTGACGCCGAGGTTTATGAAAGCAGCTTCCCGACAAGTGCAATTGATTACTTCAAGAGACAGAAGGTCAGCGAGATTAGTCGGGCCGGTGCAGCAATCGTTTCCTATTACGACCCATCAGCCGATTCATCCTACAAGGCTGCTGGCGCAGCAATTCCAAACCTTGGAGATATTGAAGTTGAAAAGGCCGACACAATCAACCTTAATGTTCCTGCCGGAGTAAAGGCAGAAGCGCGACGTGGGCTTGATTGGCGAAAAGAGTTTGGCAGAGGCGGAATTGGACCTGGTCAAGTAACCGCAAGAATGCTCACGGGAAACAAGATGACAATTGCAAGAGTGAGAAAGATGCGCGCATACCTTGCACGTCACGAAGTCGACAAGAAGGGCGAAGGCTGGGCTCCTGGCCAAAAGGGATTCCCATCTGCTGGAAGAATTGCCTGGGCTCTTTGGGGCGGTGATCCGGGAAAGGCCTGGTCGAATAAGGTGATGAGGTCAGTTGAGGCCAAAGAGCGAAAGCGATAGGTCTCTATGGCAGATAAGTTTTACCACCAGCAGCCATGCTTCTGTATCCCCTGTCGAGTCATGAAAGCGGACGGGGTGAAGCGTCGACCAGTTTCCGAAGAGCCGGATCTCCCCAAAAAGAAAGCTAAGCGATCTAAGAGGGTCTAATGGGGCATAAAGATCCAGTCACGCCAAAGATGAGGAAAGATGTCCTTCAAAGGGACAGGGGTTGCATTGGTCCTCGAGTCGGAATGCACGATGAGTGCGGCAGCCAGTTCGGGTCCGGCGGGCAGATCGTCCTTGAACTTGACCACGTCTTTAACTCTGGCTTTGGCAAGCGTGGCCCCTCGGAGATGTGGAATCTGGTGACGCTGTGCGGGTGGCATCATAAAATGAAAACAGAATCCTCTCGCAAGTGGCGAGAGGCACTGTATGAATACTTAGAGGGATTTGAATATGATCGAAGTGGAGAGCTTTCCTAGACCAAGATGCGACAATCGCCAGTGCATGGCGAAGTCGGCGGGGATCATCGGCAGGGGCCTAGGGCCTATTGTGAAAAGAGGCAATCGCAAATATCACATTGGGTGCCTACCCAACGCAGGCTTGACCAAGGGTGATATCATCAAGTAAGATGATATCCTGAAAGGAGGGGCATATGTCCAATAAGGGTGCCCTCGGATTGTCTTGCTACGCATGTGGCGGGACGCTCTTTCAGCTACGGCTGAAGGTGTATTTTTGTGCGAACGCGCACTGTAATCCTGGCGGCAGGGTGATGGGTTTAGAGGAGGCCATTGAGGCCCCCGGCTCGAACACCTCAAAGTGTGTCCTAGATAGGTGCACTGTGCACGGCAGGGGAAGGGACGAAAATGCAGGAAATGGAACTGATGCTGCTCGGTCGGAGCAAGTTCAGGGAGTATCTCCAGCAATCTCTTGACGAGAGCGCTCATATTAAGCCGAAGGAGATGATTGCGTTTGAGGCGGCCAACGCCGCATCCAACGACCTTGATACGCTAGTTGCATACGATGACATTTTGGCGTATCGTAGGGGCATCTCGATAGCGATGGAGGACTGGGTTGCAAATCCAGTGCTAGAAAGCAAGGAAGGGTAATGAAGCAAACTGGTCCGAATTTTGCGGAGCAGCGCATTATTCAGAGGAAGAAAACTGCTCGGGTGTGGAAACTCCTAGAAGAAACTGGGATCAAGAGGCGATACATCGCCAAGCATCTTGGTGTATCGTACGGCTATCTAAATCAGGTGCAGTATGGTCAGGCGCCTATCAGTGGCCCGATGCGCAAGAAGATTTCTGAATTTCTTGGGATTGAAGAAGGAAGACTCTTCGAGGACCTCGATGAGTATTTGAATAAGGAGGAAGCAAATGGCATTCGATAAGAGCGCACTTAAGGATTACGTGGATGTCGCAGAGCGAATCCGCGCATGGTACGAGGCGTACCCCAACGCACGCATTGAAACCAGAATTGTTGAGCACACCGAAAAGCGTGTAGTCGTAGAGGCGCGAGCATATCGCGGCGTTAAGGGCGACAACGGACCTGACGATGCACTCGGCTTTATGGATGACCGCCCAGCGGGAATTGGCCACAGCGCAATGCAGATTCCTGGCGCAACGCCGTACACCCGCGGCTCAGAGATTGAGAATTGCGAGACATCGGCAGTTGGTCGCGCGTTGGTAATGGCTGGCCTTCCGTCAAAGAGAATCGCGTCTGACGACGAGATCAAGTCAAAGGGCGGAAAGTCAGCAGCAAAGGCCGCCGCTGAGGTTTTTGACGAAGACGTCGCACTCCCGCCACACATCCAGAAGTTTGTCGATGCATTCGCCAAGGCGAAGACGATTGATGAACTTACTGAGATTGGAAAGTCGATCAATGAGTCGAACGCCGACGGTGTTGATATTGACGAACTTTCCCGTGAGTTCTTGATCAAGAGATTCCGCGCTCGCCGAGCGGAGCTCGTTGGATGATTGAGGAGAGAAACCCGCAGCACATCAGTGTAAGTGAGTTGCGCGAATTCCTTTCGTGCCCACTTCGCTGGTGGTACAAGTATCGGCTCGGTATGTGGACCAACAGGACGACGGCGTACTTCGCCCTGGGTACCTCGGTCCACGCCGGACTTCAGCGATGGTACGAGCCCATTACGGGCGGCAAGCGAAATGGCGACCTTACGCCGGTGTTCGATCACTATCGAAAAGTTTGGTCAATAGAGTCGGCGCAGGTGGACTGGGGCGCAGAAAAAGAGCGCGATATCCTTAGCGAGGGCTTTAATGGCGAAGAGATGCTTCGGGCTGCTGTTCTTGAGGGCGACGACTGGACTGCAAAGTATGTTGAGCACTCAATGATGTCGGAGATTTCCCACTCGAAACTTGGGAAGCTTCCGATGAAGTTGAAGACAAATCTCGACATGCTCACCACAGATCTCCGCGTGGTCGAGCACAAGACCGCACAGAGAAGGTGGGAGAAGGATCGAGAGCGCGGAGACATTCAGGCAACCGCCTATGTGAATGCTGTTCGCCAAAACTATGACCACGACCCATCGGTGACATTCAATATCATTAGCAACTCGGCTAAGGGCGTGAATGTTGATCGAAGAACTACTACCCGCACTCAGGAAGATATTGACAAGATGTACATCGGGGCTCGCGCGTTCCTTGACGCAATCGAGAAGGGCGCGATCTATCCGAACCCAACGGCGTTTGCGCATGCAAACTGCGAATTCAAGGAACTGTGCGATAAGTGGGAGAGCCACCCACAGCAGATTCCCGAAAAGAGAAAAGAGCTGTACAATCTGGTCCCAGCACTGAAGAAAGACCTTTGGCCTGACTGGGAAAAATAATGATCTGCACGTGCAAGAACTGTGGTGCGGAATTCATTGGTGAGTTCGGAGAAGAAAACAACTACTGCATGGATTGCGATCCAGAAGGAGATTAGCGGTGGGCATGACACCGATTATTCCTCTTGAAGAGATGGGGGACGCCCGCGTCTACTGGAGATGCTATAGCGATCTTCCGCGACACAAGAAACTTTGGCGGCTGCCAGATAACAACGCGCGATGGGCATGGATTGTTCTGTTGTGCGCGGCATCAGAAACCGACGGAGTGTTTGAGTCAGATCAGCACATTGAAGCAATGGTCGGATCGCAAAACACAAAGTTCCTTCCGCACTTCCGACGCGTTGGGCTTCTCGACGGACTTGTGGTTCACGATTGGGACGAGTGGCAGGTT